TCAGCAGGTCAGCAGGTCAGCGTGCCTGCATGATGCGGCGCAGCTCGTCAGGGTTCGGAGCCTGACGGGGCATGACGCCAGGGATCGGCGACGGCGGGGCACCCGGAGGCGCCTGCGCGCCGGGACCGGGCATCCCCCCAGGGGTCGGCATCATGGGGGGACCAGACCCACCGATCAGCTCGGCCGGCGACATCGCGGGCTGGCCGCCTGCGGTCGGAGAGCCACCCCCAGGGGTCATGCCGGACTTGTCGAACGGCTCCCGGGCCTTCGCCTGGATCTGAGCCATCAGCGACGTGATGAACTCGAGGTCGGCGTCGGGCATCGTCAGACCCGAAGCGAGGGTCTGCAGGACCGCTTCGAGGAGCTCCTGCATCGTGTTCGTCGACCGAACGGCCATCGGTTCCTCCGGGTCAGGTCAGCGGGGGGCAGCGCGACGAGACGAGGAGAGGCGGGGGAGCGGGGGGCCGGCGTCGTTGCCGACCCCCCTCGAGCTCACTCCCGAACTACTTGCCGGCGGTGTAGCTCTCGTCACGGACCTTCGGCTTGCCGGACGGGCCGGTGGCGCGAGGGTTGGTGCCGAAGCGGTCACCGGAGGTCTGGCCGAGCTTGCGGATCTCGGCGGAGTTCTTCACGGCGTCGGTGCGATCGAAGGCCATCGTGGCTCCTTGAGTCGTGGGGACGAGACGGATCGTAGTCGATCAGTCGTCGGGGACGGAGGGATCGGCCGAGTCGTCGACGTCGGCCCAGGTCGACGGGTCGGGACCGTCGGACATCGAGAAGCACGAGGAGCCGTACTCGCCGTTACCGAACTGCAGCGTGTGGAGCTCGGCGTCGGGCTTGTCGTCGGTCCATCCGAAGGGGGGAGTGGGGTTCGGCATGGGACTCATGGTACGCGCTTGGGCCCAGACGCGCATCGACCCCCGGAGGCGGGCGAGGCCGGGGGTCGATGCTCTGCTGGGAAGCAGGACGGCGTCGGATGCGGAGAAGGCCGACGCCAGGGTTATAGCACGATCCACAGGTACAACGCCACCATCACGACGCAGACACCGGCGATCGCGGCGAGGTACGGCCACGACCGAGGGTAGTACCGCGGCGGCGGGGACGTGTGGCGGCTGTCTCGGCTCATGGTCACCTCACGCTCGAGCTCGCTGTCGTTGACCGGGGCCGGCCGCTTCGCCCATCGCGGCGAGCTGGGCTTCCCGGGCATCCTGTTCCTCGGCGACCTTCGCCGCGTTCGGCCAGTCCACCGACTTGAGGAGAGAGCCACGGTCGATCGCGCCGAGCGTGAACAGCTGCACCGCCCGCTCCTCCATCACCTGCCGGGCCGTGTGCCGGCGGGACCCGGCGTCGACGTACAGCTGGTACTTGAGCGGGATGGCGCCCTCGTTCGTCGGGATCTGGAAGTGGCGGGCCTTGAGCGCCAACATCTCGCGCTCACCGTCCGGGCCGGCGATCGCGAGGAGGCGCGGCTGGGTGTAGTTCTCGATGATCAGGTCAGCCTTCTTCTCACCCGACGTCGTCATCGCGTACTCTAGGTTCCGCTGCGCGAGCCGGATGCCGACGAACGCGGACTCTTGGATCGAGTCGATGACCCCTTCCGCGTTGCGGCCACCGGGGGCACCGCCACCCTTCTGCATGGCAGCGATCCCCGAGATGACCTCCATGCGCGACAGGAAGAAGTTGAGGAGCTGCATCATCGACGAATCCATCCGGGGCGGCTGCTCCCACCCGGACTTGTCGACCATCGCGTTGCCGACCTCGACGCGCTGACCGGGCCGGTTGATGATCGGCGTACGGCGCAGACCACCAGCCGCCGTCTCCTTCCAGATCGGGTTGCCGGTCAGCTCGACGTTCTGTTGGAGAGCCGCGAGGATCTTGTTGATCGACTGCTGCGGCGAGATGAGGAGCTCGACCATCGACGGGCCCCAGAACTCGCCGATGTCGATGGGAGCGAACCGCGAGTACGGGTGCTGACCGTGGTCCCACAGGTTCGACGCCGGCTCGTTCATCAACACACGGCCCTCGGCGACGACGATCACCCGCCAGTTCGACTTCGCCTTCTTCGCGTCAGTGTCGGTGCGGGTGTCGGTCGTGGAGACGAACTCGTACTCGCGCACCCAGCACTCGAGGACGTGGACGCCAGGCAGGGACGGGTCACGGTTGCCGTCACGGGAACGTGCGTAGTTCGGCGACGTCGCCGGCGAGATCGGGCCCGGGTTGCCGACCGGGTAGCCACGACCGGACCAGTCGATGTTCGACGGGGGCCGGTCGAGGAGATCACCTTGGGACATGCCGCCACCGGAGCGGTACAGGTCACCGGCGCCAGGGAAACGGCGGTCGAGCTCCTCCACCGACATCTCGCGCGACTCGATGTAGAAGTCGCCGTCATGTTCGGTGGTGGCCCGCGGGTCCGGGTAGAAGTGGAACGGGTGGACCCGGCGAGCCATCGCGTCACCGAGACCGCCGGCCAGATCCGACTCCCACGCCGTCTTCTGGATGCCGGACCCGTAGATGAACCCGTCCCAGATCGACGTCGTCCACTCGCGCTCCTCGAGGTTCGCGCACCACGTCGCGAGCATGGTGGTCTCGAGCGTGTCCGCGAGGTTCGAGAAGAAGTCGGCGTACTCGTTGCCGGGGATCGCCGCGGGGGCGATGTTGTGGGTGATCCGCTGGTCGGTCATGAACCCGACCGAGGCCCGGATGATCGGCAGGATCTCGGTCACCTGCGGGGCCGGCAGCCACGCCTCACGGCCCGGGCCCCAGTACCGGTTGAACAGCATCCGGTAGTTCTGGCGCCACCGGGGCAGCATCGGACGGCGATGGTCACGGGCGAGCTGGAACAGGCGCAGGACCCGGGCCGCGACGGCACGGTCGTCTTCGGACGGCTCCGACGCCAGGTGGACCTTCGGCAGCTTCGGCGGGTCAGACGCCATGTCCTTCGCGAGCGGCAGGATCGTGGGCTCGGTGACGGTCACGGGAGCAAGGGTAGTTGGTCAGGTGACCGTGTGGACGAACGTGCCCTTCGACTCCTTGCGGCCCTCTTCGACAGCACGATCATGCTGGGATTGCAACCCGTCGTCGGAATCGGGGGCGACCGACGGGTCCCGCAGATCGACCGGCTGGAAGTCGTGCAAGATCCCGGTGCGTTCCGTCGCTTCCGCCGACGCGACCTTCGCTGCCTCGCGCATCTCCCGGCGAGATGAGACGGTGCGGCCGAGTGCCGGGTTGTAGTGCTCGTGCATCATCGCCGGCGTCGAGAACCCGAACCGGCGACGGAACGGGGTCGAACACGACTCGCACGTCATCTGCTTCGAGTCGTACAGGTGCTTCGTGGGGTCGTCAGGGGAGCACTCGAGGTGCTTGACCCGGCATTCGCATCGGTACTCGTAGATCGGCATGGACGCCTACCTTCCGTTGTCCCAGTCGTCCCAGTCACCTTCACCGGCGACGAACTGCTGGTTCGATGGCTGCGGCATGAGCAGCCGCGAGTCCCGTTCGATGACGGTCGGTTGCGCGGTCGCTTCGTACTCGCCGGCTGTTTCGTGCAGAGCGGCTTGTTCGGGGGTCTTGAGTCCAGCCTGTTCGGGGGTGACCGGCATCGACGGTGGAGTGGTTCCCCCAGCGAACATCATGGCGGCCTCGTACTTCGTGCAGGTCAGCGCGATGGCGAGCGCCATGACGGTGTCGTCGTGCTCGGCGTTCTCGTTGCCGGACGCCTCGTAGCCACCCTGCGGGTTCGTGACGTAGCCCTTCATCTCACCGAACGTCGCTTCGTCGTGGATGCGGATGCCGGTGCCGGAGGCTTGAGCGGCGGGTTGCGCGGCGTCGATGATCGCGGCTTGCAGGTTGCCGACCGCTTCGGCTTTCGTCTGCATGTTCGTCACCCACCCGTACATCTGGTCGATCTGGCCGGGGACCCGGTTCGCTTTCTGGTGGATGAAGATGTTGTTGTAGTCGGTGCGGACCAGCTCGGCGACACCGGCACCCGACATGTTGTTCTCCGGGGCGATCATGCCCTGGTTGTAGAACGTGCCGAGCTTGAGGAGCTCACGGGCGAACTCGGCGGGAGCCATCCGTTCACGGAACGTCGCCACCTGCTCCCAGGTGCGGCGGTCGAGGACTTGCGCGCACGCGTAATCCCCCTTCGTCGCCGCTTTCGACGCGTCGCCACCGACCATGTACCAACCGTCGGGGCGGGGTTGACGGTAGATGCGAAGCGGGCCGGCCGGGTCGCGTACGAACCGGACACGGGACCCTTCACGGACCAGCCGTCCCCGATCCCCTCCCTCCGGTTCGTACACCTTGCGGAGCAGGTCGAGGTTGAACACGTTCGTGCCCGTCGAGATGAACGCTTCCTCATCCGTCGTCGGGTACTCCTGGTGAAGCGTTTGGATGTCGCCGCGGCACTCGTTGCGGAAGATCGTGCGCCGCCAGATCATCCGGGCCTTGATCTCCGAGTCGTCCATCCCGAGCCGCTTCAACGCCCGCATGATGATCCGTTCCTCGTCGTTGAGGTCAGGCAGGCAACGTGGGATCGGGAGCGAGACGGCGTCGGCGAGCCCGATGTGGTTCGCCGTGTACGTCGGGTGCTGCCACCACGCGAAGAACAACGGCGTGTAGTCGTTGTCACCAGACTTCGCGCCATCCCAGGTGCGTTGGTACCAGTTGCCGATGCCGTTCGCGGTCGACTCGATGAACTGGAACGTCTTCGGGGCTCGAGGGATCGCCTGGTTCAGACCGGTGATCAGGGTTTCGGCGTCGTCGTAGAACGCGGCCTCAGAGTTGTGGACGAACTGCAACGTGCGGGACCGGCCCGCTCGAGCGTTCTTCGCGGTCGAGATCGTGAGCAGCGACTTGTTCTCCTTCCACGACAGCTTGTTCGTCGCTTCGTGCTTCGTCGAGTACAGGTCCCGGTAGCGCCACGTCTCCCAGTAGTGCTTCGTCATGCCGAGCAGATGCGCGGAGGAGTCGTTGTCGTGAGCGACGACGAGCCCCGACATGCCCGGCATCGCGAACGCGCACTGGAACAGCATCCCTTCGATGATCGTCGAGCACCCCATCTGGCGTGCCTTGAGGATGATGATGCGGACCGGCTTCCCGTCGGTCATCAACTCCTCGGTCTTCGCGATGATCTTGCGCTGCACCCACGTCGCGTGGTCACCGAGACGCAGCACGTTCAAGTGCTTGTCCTTGATGTACAGGTTCGACAGGAACGGCCAGAAGAACTGGGTCATGGCAGGACACGCGGCGGGTCCGTCGGATGGAGTCGAACGAACGGGGGCTCAGCGCGCGGCGGGGTCCGGGCTTCGGTGTCGTCGTACATCTCGGCGGCGTTGTCGATGTCGCGCTGGCAGAGCTGGGCGAGCGAGATCGGGTCACGTTCACCGCGCAAGATCCGGGCCATCCAGTAGCGGAAGATCAACAGCTCGGTGGTGGCCGCGTTGAGGTCGTCGCGCAGGCGCTCGTTCTGGGCGAGAAGGTCCGCGTACTGCTCAGGTGTCGGCATCGGTCGTTCCTTCCCACATGCCGGCCAGCATCGACCGGATCTCGTCGGCGGACTGGTCCGGGTCGGTGGTCTCGTCGGCTTCGGCGCGCCGGAAGATGTACGGCGCCAGCTTCGTCGCGAGCGCGATCTGTTCGGACGGGGTGCCGTCCACCATGATCTCCTCGAGCGCTTCGATCGTGAGCTCGACGAGACCAGAGATCCGGTCGCGCAGTTCGGGGGAGTCAGCGATGATGTCCTGCGCGACCGGGCCGATCGCTGCCGCGAGATCACTCACCGTCGGTTTCCTCGTCGTCTTCGAGCCAGGTCTGCATCTCGATCTCCCATCCTCGCCGACGCCGGCGGGCCGCGACCTTCTCGCGCGCCGCGGACTGCCGTTCGACGCCGACCCCGAGGTGCTTCTGGGTGGCTCGAGGGCCGAACACCTTGAGGGTCAGCTTGCGGCCGAGGACCTCGGTGAGCGGGATCGCCGCGTACTTGTCGGCGGCGACGACCCGGAGCTGCAAGATCAGGTCCCCGGACCGGGCGTCGATCTTCGGTGCCATGACGGACGTGTTGAACGTCGCCAGGTGCGCGGACGAGGTCGTGTCGTCCGGCCCGACTGACGGGCCGGTCAACGGGAACGTGAACGTGTTGAGGTCACTCACCGAAGTCCTCGTTCGTACTCGGCCACCTCGTCCAAGTCGAGCTGAATCAGCTCGATGTGTCGGCGGTAGGCACGCTTGCACGACACGCACACGGGGCGACCTTCGGCGAACCCGGTCGGGTTCGGTAGCTTTCCACGACCGATCCGCCATAGGCGCCGCTGGTCGTCCATGATCTGCTGCACGCGGGAGTTGCCACAGGCCGGACGCCACAGTTTGCCGCCGCTACGGGTGAGGGCTGGCAGGTGCAGCGTCCCGGTGACGATGATCCCCCAGGGCCCTTGGTCACTCACCGATGACGCCTGTCTGCCCGGACCGGCGGATCGTCGCCGGGTCGACTTCGTGGACGGGCAGCGGCGGTGTGATCTTGGCGAGCATGTCGTCGGACAGCCAGACGTCGGACGGGTCCTCGAGGTCGGAGTCGACGATGATCGCTTCGGGGGGTTCGGCGCCGACGGTCGGCGGTTCGACCGGTTCGGCGGTGTCGTCGCCGTGCAGCACCATGCGGATCAGGTCGACGGCTTGGCCGCGTTGGGTCTCGAGGGCTTCGGCCTGCGCGACGCGGGTGGCGTCGAGCATGTCGCGCATGGAGGTGATGGCGTCGTCGGCGACGGTGGTGGCCGCTTCGACCGCGTCGGCGGCGTGCGCGGCGCTGGTGGTGGCCTGCTCGAGTACGACGCGGACCACCCACCCGGACCAGGCGAGGACCGCGACGACGGCGACCGAGGCGACGATGACGACGGCGACGAGCTCCATGCCGGCACCCTAGGGCCATTCCGAATGGGAGTCAAGATTCGACGAATCGGATTGGTTCGCATGCGAGT